GTAATTGTATTGTCTGCGTCTGCAGTGTATCTTTTAATAGCCATTACTCTACGGTGCCTCCAATATCTAAATCTGGATATTTTATTTCAAAAATAGTATCCGTTGGTGGAAATAAAAATCTACCATCAGGAGAAAGAGCCTCTTCTATAGATATTGGAGCATCAGCATAACCATCGCCAACCTTTACTTTTAATTTAACATCCACAACATCCATAAGGTCTGGAATGGATTTTAATATTTGATATATATCTGTAATTATTATGGGCTCTCCAATATAAAACGTCTTAGTGAAGGCATTTCTTAACGTATCGTTGGCCTCAACTAAAAGATCATATTTGTTTGTGCCAGGAAATGGTACGATTTTAAACTCTATTCCAATATTGCATATCTTTGCATCTAAAATGTCGATTGTATCATTGACCATCTTATATTGATTTATCCATGTTTTTAAGTTATTTTTAAGTGTGGTATTAGCAACCACCAAATCTCCATCGGAATTTTCGGCAAGTACATAATAATTTATATTACGCTGGTTATATGAGTCAGTATCTAATTCCAAAGCTGCCCTTTTAATTTTTCCAAATTTTGATGGCATGTTATAGCCCAATGCTATATAATCTTGTTTGGTCACTGCCCTGTTTTGAGAAGCAAAGTTGGCCATGGCCCTTTCTTTTATTTCTTCAATGCTTATAAGGCCAACGTCGCCAGTAACAGGCGCTTCATTTAAAACGGCCAAACTATTTTGTACTCCAGATATTGTAGCTTCGTTTAATAAGCCTTCTTGTTCGGCCAAGAATGAAAAATCTGCAGTGCCGATTCTTGTTATTGTTTGTGCGGCTGCATTAACATTTTCATTTGTGTTAATTCTATAAATAATAGTTAATGTAGTGCTGGATGGTGACACTCCTAATTTATCAGTTTTGTTTAAGATAGAAGGGTCAAAAGAGGTATCTGTAACATAATCTTTTGCATGCAATTGTAATATAACCTCAGACGGATCTTTGACTTCAACAGGAGTTTCTTCACTTCCTTGACCAAATTGTAAAAATAGGCCATCAGGGGTAGAATCAACCCTAAATCTCCTAGAAACAGAAACAGGCTTTAATATATATGGAACGGTATTATTGTCAGGATTTCTATTTATTACAGGGACATGAAGAACGTCCTGGCTCAAATAATCAACTTCAAAATACTGATTTCCATTATCATCAAACACTGAGATTATTTCACTTATATTTTCACCAACCATGGAAACCCTTTGAAATGGAGTATATTCTCCAACGTATACTTCTTGTACTGCTAATTCACCAGAAATTATTTGACCCGCTGTCCTGACTGCATAGGAAGTTGGATTTCCTGTGGTGGCATCCTGATTTGCAACTACAATTGGATTATCAGAAAGCGCAAAATTTACATCCTCTAACAAAGAAAAAATTGTATCGTTTGTTGATATAAAAGTCGATCCCTTGCGTAAAATGGGCATATATTTTTCATCAGGTGCCTGAGAGGAGGCTTCAGCCGGAACGGTAATATAAAAATTGCACACGCCAAACGAAGACGGATATGGCTTATATTTATAGCCCATTTGTCGACTTAGCTTGAGTACATTATCAAATTCAATGGCAGTGTCTAAAAAAGATTCGTTGGCTTGGTAATCCGTGTAAAACGAAAGCATATCCCCAACATAAGCAACGGTATCCAACATTATAGAACCAAAAGATGCTTCAGTGAAATCTCTATAATTATCTGGGTAATATCTCTTGACATATGATTCTAATTCACTTCTAATTGAAGTAAAATCGCGATTAGTATAATTTATTGCTGGTTTTTTCGTTGCCATATTTTTAAAAAATCCTTTTCATAATTAGATATTTAAGCTGTAAAAGTAATAGCTAATGTGTCGTCTAGGCCCACACTGGGAATTGTATAGTGAATTTGTAATCCTAGAGAGTTTGTAGGCTCGTTTTCGCCCGGGCTATCCTGAAGGTCTATCACATTAATATCTGTAACTCGAACAAAGGGAACATATTTTTTTACCTGCTCCATAATTTTGCCCCTAAGTGATGTATGAGTAACCATTTTAGTATCAAATAAATAATTACGAACCCCAACTCCAAAATTAGGATCCATCATTCTTTCACCTGGGCACGTTAAAACAACCATCTTAATGTTCTGCTTCATAACGGCGCCTATAGTTTTATTTAATTTGTAATACCCATCAACAGGATCGTGTTGCAGTGGTAATTTTGGAGAATAACCGATTCCCATTTATTTAATCTCCTCTAGATAAGTAGAATTTAAACATGTTTTCATTATAAAATAATTATACATTTCAACATCATCCACTGTCTGTTTGGGGGGTGCCATCTTCACATTCTTCTTCTTCTTCTGTAAGTTTGTCTTTATCTTTGTCTGGAATCTGCGAAATCATTTTTGCTATTATTCCAACAGGAGTTAGTGGTCCAGGGAAAAACCATGGTGTTTTCCAGGTCGGGTCAACAGTGTTCGCTGCCATTTGAACAACTAACTCAAAAAATTGTGCAGCCACATCTTGAGACGATGGCGCTGACATGGCTAACTTTTCTTCCTGGGGGACATCTTCAACTGCGTCGTTAACATATGAATAATCACCCTCTAATATTTTAATAGATTGAGTTATGAAAGAGTTAATTAATAGCTTCGTAGGAAAAAATAGATTTTGCAACTCAGGATAAGCACTAATCATAGCATAACGGTATAAAAGTGCTGTAGAAAACACAGTTTGTCTAATGGGCAACACCTCCTCAAGGAGTTTAGACCCTTTTGTCTTTTCCATTATTTTGTTTTGCAACGTATGCACAATTTCTTCCCGCAAAGGGTTGGGGCTTGATTCGGCATCATCAGTTGTGCGGTTATGGGGGGCTAATGAGGTATTAAGAAGTTTGCACGCCGCCCAAAGAGTGGGCCGCACAGGATTATTATTAGATGCTGTATTGACATAATACGTACTTGGCTCTTTATTTTCCTGCATGTAGGCCACATTTATCTTAATTGGGCAAAATAGATTATTATATAAATTTGCTTTATTGTTAATCGATGGGCCGCGGGAGAAATTATATTCAAGGGCACCTTGCTCCAACCCAAGATCAGAAATTTTGCCCATAATTAAACTCCATGGATTTTCTTTTAATGGTGGAGTAGGCGAATCGATAAAAGCAGAAGAAACAGAGTCAGACCCAAACGTCGTCGGAGATCCCGCGGGGTGTAAATTTTTATGTACATCCTCCCAATATTTTCTCAGATCATATTCTGTAGCTTCTAGTGGTAAACACAACCAGCGGCGTACTTGGTTGGCTGGATCTGACAATAAGAACGTTTTATCTAAAATATAATCTCTATCAATTTTTATATCCGGTAAATAAGGCTCCACATCTCTCAATTCGGATATAAGATTTTCTATATAATCTGAATCGATATCTTGTCCTTGATATGGTACCACCAAATTCAGCCTCATACCCAGGGAAATATCAAACCAGTGATCAAAAGGCGCCTCAACAACAACTCTTTTTAACCACTCATAAATCCCACATAAATAATCAATGTTTAAATTCACAAAGCTGTCACCAAAGACGGTATCGGGAGCAAGACTTTCAACGGTGATACCATCAGGAAGTGCAGAAAAATCATCAAAACCATGACGATCCATAAACTGGGCAATTGCCAATAGATAATTTTTATTAAAAGAGTTCGAAATATTCTTCGTAGCGACGGCGCCGACGTCGGCGTCATTAACACCGATATTTGTCTCTTTGGCACCAGAAAAAATATCAATAATTGAACCATTCCATTTTGAAAAACTAGCATCAGCTATCTCAGAAAAATTGTAATACCCCATTGAGTCAAAATTTATAACCCCCCTATTGCGAAAATTACTTCTGGCCTCTGGGATGACCCCATTGGGGTAGTGCTGCCAATAATAAAAAGCATTATAAAACGCAGCTGGGCCGGCACCGCCGGTAATACCCTCCTGGAATGCCTGTGTTATTGTATCCAATGAACTTACAGTGCTTTGAAATATTAATTTATAAATGGAACTAGTATCGGAGGGCTTATTAAGGTCAGAAGCCCAACTCCACAGCGCGCCATCCTTGTCTACTGGTGAAAAGAAAGTTAAAAAGAAATCCCAAAAAGTAGAAAGTTTTCCGCCCTTTACCGCTATAGGAGCATCGAAAATGAGTAAACCATGGGCCTCATATTCTTCTTCCACTTTTCCTATGACCTTCCTTATAAAATTATGTATTTTCCTAACAACTTCTTCATAGTTAGGCACCTGTACTCCAGGTTGACCATATGATTGAGCGCCTGTTGGGCTATGGCCCGGAAGTGGAAAAATGTTTTTGTATAGTGGGTTGCCGCCGTCGCGTGTGAAAAAAGTGTTAATAATTGGCTCACCAGTTTCTACTGACTGATTGTGGGGGACGTCTTGTAGGGTGATGCCGGGAGCTGCTCCATACGTCATCCCATATGCATTAACATCATCATAAGCTCTAAAAATAGCGCTTTCCCAAAGCGCAAAAGCTTCTTTAAACTTTCCCCAAAAACTATAAAAATATGGTTCTGCATCCTCCAAAGACGAGGGTTCGTTATAGGTTGTAGCTAATTTAGACTTCATTCTTACATAGGGTTCAAAGAAGAGGCCCCCTTCGAGATCAGAAGGGAAAGGCTTTTGTCCATCAATCTGCCAACCCTCGTTTTTATCAATTAACTCGAAGAAGGGCATCTTATTTTTTTCTAAACTATTTGGATCTCCAAGTGTTTTTGGGCGCGATGGATACATTGCCTTATTCATTATTTCATTATGTATAGCATACTTGAAAAAATCATTTTTAAAATATTCTCCCTCCCCCAGCGTGATAAACTCATCTTTCCAGTTGGGGTTAGTGTGATAGCGTATACGACTATCCATTAAAGAATCAACTTCTAGAGCCTCTTCCATAATAAGAATATCTAAGCTTTCTTCTGGAGTTTTTACTTTTAGTTCTTCGGCTTTTGCTACATCGTCGAGGGGGGCGCCATTTTCGTCTACCATGGCGTCTACATCTAATGTTAATCTACGTGCATTTACTATTTTTTCAGAATATTCTAAAAGAGGGCCATATCCTGTCGATAAAACACTCTCAACTGAAGATTTAACATTTTTCTTTACAATGCCCATATATGCTTCATCTTCGATGATGTCAGATATATTCGCAAATGAAAACATAAAAATATTTTTAAGAAACTCTTCTACAATACAAACTTTTATTAGCATTTTATATAATCCAAACAAATTTGCAATCTGAAGTGCGTCTGGTGTGGCAAACATACTAACTACGCATTCTAGGCTTTTTCTAATATCATCTACGTCTAATTTATTTTTATCAGGATTTAATAAGGGTGTCGCGTCTGTGTCAATACATTTAGATTCAGTTTCTTGATTAGTTAGCGGAAGCGAATTAAAGTTCTTAGCTTCAAATAATTTATTTTTAGATGTATTATTCCAAACAGTCTCAAGAATTAAATTTGAAGCAATCGGAAAAATGCCTTTAAATATGGAGGCTGGATTATCTCCAGTGACGGCCGTCATGAACATCATTTCTGGAAGAACTTTGCCAGTTGGTATAGACGGGCTTTTAAACCAATACTTAAAAAGCCCGTTCTCAAAATCATTCATATCAAAAATTTCACCTTCTTCTTCATCTTTCTTAGATTTTTCAGGAGGTGGATATTCATAATCTTTAATATCCCCATTAAAACAAAGTACTTTAATTTGTGGGGATTCGATAGATGTTCCTTTAAAACCCATCGGATTGCCAGAAAAATTAAAAACCATATATATGATATACGGCGTATTAGGAATATCATATTCAAATATTGCTATTTTATTCTCTGGTTCATATTTTATTAATTGATTCATGCCGCCGTTATCAGAAGTTGTAATTTCAGCAATCATATTCCGGAATTTCTTGGCAACAAGCTTCTTTCCTTCAGAATCGGTGTCCGATTCATAAGCGTCCACAGACGCTGCCAGCATAGTATTGACAGCGCTCTTATACGCAGCCGAAGGATCCTCTGGATCGACTTCCACATTGGACAGCTGATTAATCAAAATATTAACTGCATCGCCGCTCATAACTTCTTTTATTAATGGTTTATAGGCGGAGAGGTTATTATTAAAAACGTCATCAATGGTTTTGTATGTACGATTATTCAGCCTTTCCTGCATAAAAAGCTGTGTTGGATCAGATTGATTAGGCATCATCGGCTTCATTCCAACTTGATTTGGAGAACAAGGGCCGCAAAAAAGTGGAGGATATAGATCTTCCATCATCTGCTTATCCATTAACGGTAAAATTGCCGACAAATCATCTAAAACTTGTTGTTGATCTCCTTCAACTAAGGCTATAATATCGTCTGGCGCGATGGACTCACCAAGATTCTCCACATTAATGGGGTCGCAAAGACTTGAAAAAGCACTTTGTAGGGCGTCATATTCATCAATAACTGCGTCATATGTATCCGGATCAATTAACTTTCCCAAATCAAACAAAAAAGCATGTGCTTGAGTTGGAGAAATAAATCCGATTGGGAAAGGCAATTCGACAATTGCGCCCGAGTCAGGATCCTCTTTTTTATATGTCTGGTTCTCTTTGGTAGGATCATATCCAGTTTGTGCAACAATTGCGGCTAGAGATAGGCCTGGAAATTGTTGTAATATAGTCATACTCACTTCGTCGCCCATTAATATTAGTGCCGGCTCTTCATAATTTCCATCAAAAGAGCTGTCATTGCATTCAGTTGTAAATAATCTTTTTAATTCGCGGGGCGAAAATGCATCTCCTAGCTTTTCAAACCCATCTACCAAAGTTTGAATGTCCTGGTTGAAAAAATGTTTTTCTTTAAGATCTTTAAACTTGTCCCAAAGTTCTTGTTCTCCCTTGTCTTTATATACTTGAGAGTCCATTATCCAATCTTTGGGGCTCGCAAAACCAAAGGGGCTATCGGTGCCATTACATAAATCTTTAGTTAAATTCCCACTAAACTCATCCTTAACATATTTTAAAACAACCATTGTGGTAGCAAAAACGAGATTCATTCCCATATCTTTAAGACCATTTGCAAACGCGTCTTTGAAGCCTTTCATTTTATCCTCGGACTTCAGATACTTTTTAATAGGATTAATCATTCTGTCTAAAGCTAAAGTTCCATCCTGATCCGAATCATATAACTTATCTTTTGCTGCGGTTGTCATCCCATCTATCATTTCATCAGAGATATCTTGGAATTCATCGAGTAAACGAGTGACTGGCCCGTATAAAGTTAATACACAATCACATATGGCATCGCTAGCTTGATCATCAGCCCATTTTGCTAATTCTTCATTAAAGTCATCTGGGGCTCTTCCAAACTTCTTTTGCATATATGGGTCAGAACAATAAGCAGAAGTTAATTTAGACACAACCTGAATCTCTGTCCATGGAGTCGCTGGGTCGGGTGGAAATTTCTTGGGGTATCTAGCGGATGCAATTTTGTAAAGCTCGCCAACTCGGCCTGTAATCTTTCCTTCCAATTTTGCAATTGCCATTTCGCCTGGTGCACCCAGATTTCTTAAACATGGATAGAGTTGTTGTCGAATTTCTGCTATTGGCACCTTCTTCAATATCGTTTGGCATAAATGTCTTTTCATGTCGCTGTTTTTGACACATTTAAACAGAAGCGTTGCAGCTATTTTTATTAATTCAGATATTGGAATTCTGTTTAGCAACTTATCAAAAAGAGCCGTCATGGACTTTACCTCTCCACTGAGGGCTTTCAATAAATTATCGTCGCCAGCATACATGTTAGTAACATTTGATGCCCCAACAACCATATTTTTAACGTCCGGACTCATTAGTTGGAGGGGATCTTTTATATATTTCCCAGTAAACAGAAGGTCTTTAAATATCGGATTTTTTAACTGGAGTATATCCAAAGGCGTGCCTGGCATGGATCCACCCTGGCCAGAATAATGTACTTCTGGGGGAGGGTAAATATATGTATGGACAAAATCTAACCATGATTGTTCCATGGAAAATAAATCAGTACTATAATTGCCCCCATCTTTTAAATATCGCGCATACCTTCTATTAATTTCTGGCAATAAATGTATAAAATTATTAATTCCCGGGAGGGCAAATGGACCATTTCCTTTTATGGCATTAAGGCCTTCTTTAAGAATATAGGGGGTTAAATCCGCGCCCTCTTCACACAAACAATCTGCAACTTCACTAAAAGAAACATATTGTAAAATATAATCTTTTGTAAAACCAAACTGCAATGCTGACAGTGGGGTAGTATCTTTTAACTCTTCTAAGCTAGGGTGGCCATTGGTTCGCATTAGGCCATCAAGTATCTGATAAATTTGACTTATGGAGCCGGCTGCACATTTAGCATCAAAGTTGACTTCCACCCCTTCTCTAGCAAAAGCAATATTCATCTGTGCGTCAAAGTGTAGTAAAATATTTTCTAAATTTTCTAAATTTTGCTTAAGATCTTTAACTAAAATTAATACTTCCCTATTGGTGACACTATAATCTATATTAGGAGCATTCTGAGATAATGAATCTACCCACCCTCGATCAAACATAACTTTAATCCATAAAGTCTGATATTCTGGAAGCCTAGGCACAATGTGCCAAGATTGTGTTGTTGACACCTCTTTTGGCTTGCCCGTAACTGGATCATTTGATCTTTTAACTTTTCTATTTTGTGGTATAAAACCAAAGTCTTTTGACCAATTTTTAATTTGGTCTTTGCGGATTGTCTTGTCTAAATCCTTTTCTAATTTTTTTAGTGCCCAAAATTTACAATTATTAACAAATTCCTCATTGCCAAGAAGGCCGACGCCGGGGGCTCCTTTTTTAGAAGCGGGATATCCAATATTATATTTATTGAGCCCATCTTTATAATTAACCAAATTTGGATTTTTGGTCATGTTCTCAAAAACCAATGGAACTATATAATATTTGCCATCAGCTGATAAATGTGCTTTTTCTCTCTGCCACCAGAGTTGCTTATTCCCAATATTTTTCTTTTCATAATCTCTATTTTTTTCGTTCCCAAAAGTTACAGACGGTCCAATGCCATAAGATTTCTTTATCACGCTTATTTTATATGCCCAACTAAAATTTTCTTCCGGAGGGAACAAATTAGCATCATTCATTTTCTTTTTGATGATACCCATGAATCCCTCAAGAGTCGGAGAATATTTGCCGCTTACTGCAGTCAAAACGACAACGCCTTTTTCTGGTTCCTCTTTTAATCTGTTATATAATTTTTCAATTATTATATCTAAAGCTGTTTTGTTAGCCACTTTCTGACCTCTTTTTTTGTAAACTTAAGTTGTAGATACTTGGCCACTATTAATATAGTCACTGCTAAATTGTTCTAATCTTTGTATCTTAATACCGGAGCCTCTCATTCCGTGTAACATAAGGCTTTTCTTGCAAGATAGCGCACTTGTTATGGCGTCAAAGCCAGCAGTCATGCAATCAAAAGACATTAGGGTTTCTCCCCCCGCAAGAGAAGTTGGGTTTCCAGTTGCAAGGGTACCAATAGCCATGCTAGTTGGAGATGGATGTTTGTGGCTCATAAGTGCAGTATTAAATTTATGCTGAAACATTAAAAAATTATCCACAACGGTTGCCAATTCATTAATATTATCAACTATGTCATTTAGCGCCCTTAATACATTATTTCCTTTTGGGATAGGTTGGGGCTTGCCGCCGCCGGCAATTAAATTAATACTGCCAGGTCCCCAAACTGGAAAGCCCAATGAATTTTTAAGATCTATTCCGCTGCAAATTTTAATATTTTCACGTCCAATAATACGGAGCTGATCTGCCTTCACAACTGCAGCAGATTTCCCAGCCACCGACCCAATATTGCCGCCAGGGACTGCAAACATATCATCAACATCACATTTAGCAGAGACATAAATTCTAGCAGCATCTTTTTTTGCATTTGGATTAAGTGGCACTCCGGGAACTTTGCCCTTCGCTGTGCCATGTGAATCTAAACCTGCATATATATCGACCGCAGAACAGCCAAAAGCGCCGACTCCCCCATAACCGGCGCCATGTATATATGGTTCACCAGTTTTGGGATCCGTTTTTTCATTCATTCTGTCTAGACCGATTCTTATCCCAGAACCATAAGACCCTTCAATGTGATTTTCGCCTTTGGCATATCTAGATATATTAGGCACCCGATGGGGGTTGGGATCGCCATCAATGCCACTATAAAATATGCTTGTACTTCGGTCTAAATTTAATCCAGTTTGATCAAAAAATAAAGCTCTATTTCTAAGGGGAATACTTAACGTCATTTTATTATTTTCCTTTATGCGGAAGCTTTGTCCTTTTTCTTCACTACCGGCTTCGCTGTTTTAAGGTACACGGTTCCGGCCCCCCCTTGCGTCACCCAGGCGCGCCATGCTTTCGGTGAACTCTTATGGGGGCCGGTGTATGAACAACCATTTTTCTTTAATCTCGCACGTGCCCATTTAAAGTCTGCTCCATGTACTTTCAGCATTGAAGAGGACCAAGGCCTGTTCAATCTCACGTGATAGTGGTTAGCGTGAGCGGGTACCATACTAAACATTTTCAGTATTTTTTTCCTTGTTGCTCCCCCATCTCCTACAAAAGCTTTAAATAACTTTTTAAACGCAGGATCGGGGGTACCAAACCAAAGATCATATTGTTGTTTTTCCAACTCCAACATTCGTTTTTTTAGCCAGGGCCCAAATCTGGAGCCTTTTTTGTTGTTTACTCCAAAATATATTGCAGAGCCAGGAAAATATTTAAGTGTAAGAAGCCCCAACGCAATAGTTTTATCATAGTCTACAACCATGCCCTTGTGTTTTTTTGCTTTGTCAGGGCTCTCATAAAGTCGTTGAAAACGGCGGGGGGAGGCGCCTGGCCCCGACAGAACTAGGCTGGTACCAGGAGAGTTTTTATAATCAATTGGCAAAGTCATATCAAAATCATTACCCTCTCTGTGAGAATTGTGGCCTCGCACCATATCAATACCATTGGCCCATTTTGGGGAAACATCTCCTATCATCCATTGTATACCTGATTTTCCTTTTTGGGATCCTCTAACTATAGTAGCATATGCGCCGCTCTTAGCAGGTTTGGCAGCTTTACCCCATATGGGATTTTCTAAGACTTTATCTATAAATTCTCCTACTTTCTTATTACCATAAGAATAGTTATAAACTTGTCTCCTTTGAGCAGTATATTTTTTACCTTTTACAAAAGCTGATATATTAATTAATCCTAAAGGATTTGGGCCGCACTCTACTTTTCCAGAAGGGACGCTTCCCTTGGCGCCCTTTTTCTTGCCCTTAATTCTCGCTCTGCAATCTTTCTCACAGGCTTTCAATTGTTTTCGCTTAACTGTATTGGCTCTTTGTCTTGCTTTCTTGCCCTTTGCACATTTTACATTAGGGTCAGCTAATTTATGTTTATCAGGGAGTGGCTTTCCTTCGTAGTTATAAGCATTTCCATCATCGTCATATGAAACAGGAACTTCTGCTGGTTTTACTTTTATAGCCGGAGCTTTTATTGGAATTCCATCAACTTTTCCACTTTCTAATAAAGAAGGTGTGCCGAATCTTTTTTCTAGTGGGCCATAGTGGCCACCTGCGGTATTCAGGTCCAAATATAATCCTTCTAATTTAGTCAGATTATCTGCTGGAGGGGGCTGAATATCTTTACATCCATTAAATTGTTTACCGCCGGGAAGACCTTTGGGGTCACAAGGATTTTGTGATATAAATCTTTTAATATTTGGCTTAACAACGGTCAATGTTTCAGCCTCTTTGGGCGTATAAATGTGTATCTCCAAATCTTTCCCTGGATTAAAGCCACTTTTGTTATTCACAAAAATCTTTTCAAAAACTGGATCAATCGCGAAGGAGTAAGAAGAGTCGAGATAATCTATTCTTTTAAGCTTAGTACTCCCAATTGTGTTACTAGATAATTGCTCCACTAAACCAGCTAGAGAATAACCACCTCCAGAAAATGATTTAATATTTATAAATTTGGGATTGGCTGTTGCACCTAAACCTTTCTTAAGGTCGGTATTCTTTATTTTATCAACCACTTCTTTATGAAAATCCGCAAAAGTGGCGCCCGAGTCAGAGCCAAAAGTAGCTTTTTTAACCCCGATCTTAGAATAAACATTCAGCTGGGTCGTTACATATACTATATTTCTTTTTTGTTTGTGAACCATTTCATACAAAGACTCTTGAATTTTTTTTCTAAATCCCATCCCCCGCCAAAGAGTTTCTCCCGGAGAATCACCCTGGAGCCCATGGAGAAAATATATTAACTCATAAGGTTTCGTTAAATCAGCTCCTTGCGGGACGACAATTGCGGTCTTGCCTTTCTGTGCTTTAGTTTCTGAAGAATTATATAATAAAGTTTTTCCCTTAAACTCTGAAAAGAAACTTTTATCTTGGGCTGAAATTTCGGCACTGTCACCCTCAGACTTAATAACCATGCCGGGCGTTTTTAAGACTTCGGTTGCAGAAACTGCGGTTGGAGCGCTGGCCTCTTCCCACCATGTAATCCAGTCAAAACTGAGCGGGGCCGAAACTCCTCTGAAAATAAAATTCACCCATCGACCAGACAATCTTAAAGTTTTTGCTTTGTTGCTCTCAATAAATTTTTTGCCACTGTCGTATTCACCTTTGAGTTTCTTATAGTCCGGTTCGTTTTTGGCCAATTGGGTGCCCCCCTTCTTATAAATCAGGGCGCCCTCATAAAACTTTTTTAGTTCATCAATGGCTTGATTTAAGGGATCTTTAGACGAAGCTAGCGTCATAGTAGTCAGCCATTCTATAGTGAATGAAGAGGTGCGACCGATGTATGCAGCAACAGCATTTTTAGGCAAGTCTGGGGCTTTATCTGATAAGTGATATTCAACTTCCACTTTGTTGGGATCAATGGCAATCATAATATCCTTTATGTCATTGTCGTGCCAATGATTGGCCTCGGTAGAACTATAATCCGCGTCCCATAATTGTATTTTTTTCAAATTTTTAAACTTACCGAATTTTTTTATTCGAGCTAAGTTGGAAATTGCAATGGCGCCATAACGATCCGCAACCAAAGTTGTTTGTTGAATTTTTTTCTTTTGAATTGAAAATTTCTCACTTAAAACTTTATTAACTGCCCCAACTAGTTTTTCAATATGACCTGCAACTCCTGCGCCTATGGACTTTTGTTCATATGACATTGTTTGTCTATTAAATATTTTTGATGTACCATCGAAGTTCCATACCGGCCATTGTCTATCTCCGTATGTCGTGAGTTTCGTGTTTGGCTTCGATGTGGCGCGGGGATATCCATTATTTTTGGTCATTTTCTCCTTTGACCACATCATTTCAGGCATTACAAAAACAAGATTCCGGCGGGCCCCATCAAATTGAGGATTTTTTTTGGTCATTTGAGTTATTGTTTTTCCAATCTCATTCCACTCTTTTGAATCATTTGCAAATTTTCCTTGATCATGGAAAAAATAAATTACTTCAAGGCCTTTATTTGGACTAACACCAGTTGGCATATATATTAGTACACTGCGACCCTCTCCTTCGATCATCTGCAACCCGTCTTTTGTGCCGTTCCCCTCTAATTTACCAATATAAACAATTCCTTTAAAGTTATCATTGCTTTTGGGATCCACTAATTTTGCTAGCCATTTCGGCGCTTCAGCTCCTGGGGCGCCATTTATTAATTTGTTTTCTTGATGGCCGGCGTCTGTAGTTAAAGGTATGACATCATCCAACTTAGATGCCTTCTTGTTTTTATTAATGCAATCTCCAACTGCCCCTTCGCCAGTATAACTTTTTTTGCAAGCGTCTATGCAATCTTTTAGTTCTTGTACATTAGCTTTTATGTTTTTAGGATCTACAGGACCTGCAAAATACAGCCGGCTGATGGCCCCCTTATTTGCCAACTCTACCTTCACTAAGTCGCCAGGGGCGGCCCCTTGGCGCTGTACTAATGTATCGATTGCTTGTATTGTCGGGTATGCATCAATTGCCAGCTTATCTTGCCTGGTTTCTTCCGGAAGATTATCCGGTTTTGTTAACATAAAATGTAACTCAGGGACACAAACTTTATACGTATTTAAGCTGTATTTTGCAGAGGCGCCTGTGTTGGAATTTAATGCAACTGCACTATCCTGGGGGGTGCATTCGTTATCAACCCTCAACAATACACCAATAAGAGTGCCAGAGGTTTTAAACTTATTTGGGGTAAAAACCCTATCCTTCATCCGAGCTATTATAGACTGAGGTGTCTCAGACTGAGAATCAATGCTCTCTTGATCTACATCATCAACATTAAAATCATTAAGATATCCTGGCTGAATATCCAATATTGGAGGCCTGCTCATCTATTATTTATCTCCACTCTGGATTATATCAAAAAGATGCTCCTTATCTTCATCATTTAATTCTAAAGAGTCGTCCCGCCTTTTGTTTAAAATTGCAGTAATTTTAACTAACTGCTCATTAGAGCGCTGCAGGGTTTCAACATATTTAGAAGCAATCATGCCTAATTGTTTGTGGTTCTCTAAATCAGAGGTTTTTTTCATCTCCAATAAAAGATCTGTTAATAAGGTACTTGTTATCGCTCGATCATTTCTAATGTTTTTTATTGACTCTTCAATATAGTCATTAATGTCCTCTACTCTTCTTCCCATTTCTTTCTAAAATCCCTATACTTAATCCTTAATTTGTTTAAGGAGCTTACGACTTGTTTGGTGTTTAAACCAGTAATCTCTCTGATGTATAGGTAAATAGCTTTCTTATTAAAAATTTCTATATTTTCAGATTCTTCAAAAAGAATTTTTACGGCTTGAATAACTTTTTTATCATTTGTTCTTGTTGCCACCACTTCCCATGCAACAATATTGTTCCTAAAGTGCGCCCAAAATTCTCTTTTAATTGCATCTTGCATTGAAGTATTATAAACAACAAGGGGGTGACTATTATTAATATTCTCACTCTCAGGCACACAATAATTTTCAATTAATACTTCTCGCCTATATCTCTGTGATGTTTTCTTGACTTTGTGTATAAACCAATTTTTTGTTATGACACTAAAATAAGAAAAAGCCTTTGAACCCTTGCTTGGGTCATATTTATCTAATATAGTGATCAGCCAATTTTTACAGTCTTCTTTTAAATAATCAATATTGGGAAGGCTAGTAAACTTGTAAGTATAAACAATTTTATCAACCATTTCGTCAAAGGCCGGGCCGATGAGTGTTGCGTATAAAGAATTTCTTGTTTTTGGATCATTCGTATTACAATATTCAATTATTGCATTTTCATGTACTTTTGTAAAATACATGTTTTTTCTTTTACGAGCCATTGTTTATATGTCTTCCTCATTATGCCCTTCTTCATCAGCATAATTAATATCATAAGTGGCCCTAAAATTTTTAGCGCTTTCCGAAAGAAGCTTCGAGTGCCGCAAAAGATTCTCCAACGTAGTATCCCCATAAAATCTTTCTAAATTATATACAATATCAACATGCTCAGAGTACTCTTCTAAACTAATAAATAAGCCTTCTAGTTCCTCAGATATATTAAGAAAACGCTTTACTAACTGTACTATATACCAAACTAATAATCCATTGATTACAACGGAAATTCCTAAAAATATTTCAATCATCTTTTATCCTTCAGCTCCTCTTTGTGTTGATCAAGCTCTTTTTTAGAATTCTTAATGAATTCTTCAACATGTGAACCAACTTTTGGTTTGTCGGGTTCCGGGCTCTTAGAGAGATTGTGAAAAATACTTGGCTTGCGATAAATATTTTTAGACTTACAGCGTTTGCAGTCTTCGGCCTCTTCAGTCATGCCATGATTTTCTTTCCATTCTTCACAGCAATCATCACATGCATAGACATATATGGGCATTTTATGCCTTGTTGTCTGTATCTGTGGTATCTACATTTTGTTGTAAACTTTCTTCAAAATTATCATCAAATTTAACAAGCGGAGGATTTATAACCACCAATCCATGTGGGGAATCTTTTATCTTAAAGCCGCTCAATACCGGAACAATATCAGATTGCTCCATTAAACTTTTTTGTAGCGCCATCATAACAGCTCCCACGGCTTGATCTGACATTCGCATTTCTTTTAATTTCATTTAATTTCTCCTTTTATTAAATTGTAATCATGATCATACATCATTTCGGCTAAACCTTTAAATGTTATACTTGGGCCCCAATTTAGTTTCTCTTTTGCTTTTGTATAATCTCCCAAAAGCAGCGGCACCTCATGAGGTCTGTAAAATTGAGGATCGATATCAACATAAAATTCAGGATTTCCTAGGCCTGCGTGATGGAATACATAATGTAAAAACTCTTCCACGGTATGTGCTTCATTTGTAGCAATAACATAATCTCCTGGCTTATCTTGTTGTAACATAAGCCACATGGCTTTAACATAATCGCCGGCGAAACCCCAATCCCTTTTAGAATGTATATTTCCTAATGAAAGTCTTTTCTGTAATCCTAATTTAATCCTCGCTGCAGCCAGAGTAATCTTTCTAGTTACAAAGGTCTCTCCTCTTCGTGGGGATTCGTGATTAAAAAGAATCCCACTTGAAGCATGGATACCATATGATTTTCTATAATTCCTCACAAGATTGTGTGCAAACACTTTTGCACAGGCGTAAGGAGAGGCCGGCATAAGCTTAGACTCCTCATTAAAAGGAATGTTGACATTATCGCCAAACATTTCAGAAGATGAAGCCTGATAAAAGCGGGCATGTGGTACAATGTGGCGCATGGCCTCCAATAATCGTAATGTCCCCATGGCCACGCCGTCTACGGTATTTATCGGCACGTCAAAAGATACTCTAACATGAGATTGAGCAGCTAAATTGTAAATTTCATCTGGTTTATATTTCAAAAATAATGACCACATGCATGAAGAATCATTTAGATCAAAATATTCTAAAATAAAATTTTCATTATTATAAATATGATCAACCCTTTCAGTGCGAATAGTAGATGTCCTTCGTTTCGCACCGACCACTTTATACCCCTTTTCTAACAATAACTCTGCTAAATAAGAACCATCTTGACCAGTTACTCCTGTAATAAAAGCTGTTTTCATACCCCTAACTCTCTAAAACATTTATCAATAGCATCACGTGCGTTAATTTTAGCATACCAACCAATATTTTTTAAAGGTATTGTGCCGGCTAAAGTATGTTTGACATCCCCTTTTCTCTCCGGGGCATATCGCCAGTCTGGAATGTGATATTTTTCAACTATAGTTTTTATGTCATTTAATGACAAAGAAGCCCCAGCACCAACATCAAAACACACTCCATGAAATTTATCTTCATAATTCATACAAAATATATTCACATCTACAATATCTTCAACATGAATATAATCTCTTGTTTGTTCGCCATCTCCATCAAATCTTAATGATTCTCTTTGTCTTAACATTTCCATCCACGCACAAATAACCGTAGAATAGGCGCCGCCGTGTTCTTGGTCTTCGGAAAAAACATTAAAATAACGAAGACAAACAGTATCCAATCCATATAATTCAGAATATAATTCACATTCCATTTCGGAAATTAATTTATGTAATCCATATGGAGATTTGGGGCCGTTGCCATCTCCAGTCGCGGCCGATGACGAACTAAAAATCACCCTTTTAACTCCATGATTTTTAGCCCACTCAAGTAAAACAGAAGTGCCATATGCATTTTGTTTAAATGTATAGCTGGGCCTTTCAACCGAATACTCTACTCTTGGGAGAGCAGATAGGTGAAAAACATAATCAAACTGCTCGTTTGGCAAACAACAAAGAATATCTTCTCCTTCTTTTAAATCAACACCTTTTACTTCGTAATTAAGTTCAATTAATTTATTATATATTTTATTACCAATATATCCTTTGTGTCCTGTAACTAATATTTTCTCTTTCACTTATTTATTCCTTTTTGTTAAAATTATATCTAATTTTTTCAACTCG